CAATAGCGCCAGTCAACGCATTTGCGGCGCCTACGTAGCCCGACGCGCGTGCCGCACCACCTGCCATCAAGTTAGCCCCAACATTCTGGCCTAGTTGACCTGCGGCGTTTGTCAGTGTATTGGCTGACGATTGGCTCATGCCCGCTAGGCTTTGCAACGGATTTAACCGTGCGGCGCGTTCAACCTGATAGCGGTTAAATGCGTTCGTATATTCCTGCGACGCCAAGTCTTGGCCGTACTCTTGCACACCCCGCAGCGTGGCGCCGGATAGCAGACCACCGCGCGCTGCTGCACTGCGCTCCAGTGCTTTCATGCCTTCTCTCAGCCGGAAGCCGTAGCCAGGATCGGCTTGGTACTTCTCCATCGTAAACGGCTCGTACTTGGACGCAGCGACCAGCTCGGGCAGCGCGTTGACGCCTACTTGCCGAAACGGCTCCTGCAGTTCGACCTGTTTGGCAAACATGCGCTCTTGTGCCGCCGTACTTTCAGCTGCAGCGCGTTCTTGCGATTTAGCCGCACTTCTAGACGCGCTAGCGCCAATTACAGCGCCACCTACGATTGCTGCTGCTGTCCATCCAGCCATAACACCTCTCCTTTGTCATTTGCTAGTGCCAACCGTTTACGGGCATCGCCGAGCCCACATTCAGGCACAACATACAACCGCTCTTCTAGCAAATCTAAATCTTGGCAATCGTCTGGGTTGTCGTAAATATCCACCCAAACAACTTCATCTTCAAATACCCGCCCTGCACGTTGTTCTCCCGCCTTGGCGTCAAACTCGTAGGGGGCGGTTAAAACAACAACCTCTGTATCTATATTGACTGCAATCTTGCCTTTTTCTAACCTAACTCTATAGCCCGTCTTGTGCGCCGCGCCCGTCAATACTGTCCACGGCGGCACCGTAATCTTTCGTTCATACACCCCAGGCAAAAACGTATGTGTAGTCACAATGTCCGCCTGTGGCATTTGCAACAACTCATCTTGCAATACCACTACTTTTTGCCGCATTAACTCCGGCGTTACTAGCTGTGTACTCCCAGCGTCAAAAAGTTCTACGGCTGACATTTTACTGAGTGACTTCGCGGCCAGATGCCCGAATGTTAATTGCGCTGGCAGTTCCCGCGATAGTAGAGATAAACCCCGACGGCATCAAGACTTGTCCGACAATCTCAGGGAACGTGTACACCTCGGACGGCTGCAATGTTTTCGTTTTGGTAATTAAGTTCTGGTTACCGGCGGTGTCCGCACCTGTTACCAAGTTGACACTAATGGTAGCCGCTGACGCGCTGTAGTTGGTCGCCGTAAACTTGTCGATGATGGTCGTCACGCCCGTCGCGGTGTACTGCGTCGTTTGGGTGTTCTCCGCCGTCTTGGCGGGGATAAGTACTTTAACGGTAACCGTCATAATTGCACCTGGTCAATTAAGTTAAACATGTTGCGGTTATACACCACAGATCCAGCCAGCGACACCACCGGTCATCGTCGCTACCGCATCCCAGACATCTGGCGTGTGCCGGTCGCGGTGAAACCAATCGTGTATCTCTTTGCCTACCGCCAAAACTGCCACAACACCCAGACCGACCGCAACCCCAGCAAAGTGGAACGCCATGTAAGCGATCAGCCCGATGATGAAATGCCCTTGCTTATCAGCAGGCACATTCCGTAGCGGGTTGACCGCAAAGGCTAGAATGTCAGCCAACTTCATTTACTGGCTCGGCGCGGCTGGCTTGATAAGCGGCAATCACTTCTGGCGTATGCACCGCAGCGCAGATTGCTTGCACTCGCGCATCTTCGCCGCTGTAATCATCGCCTGGCGCAACGACATGGCGGTGCAATGTGCGGCTTAATTCTTTGCCGTCTTCCATAATTTTTGTGGCGGTTCGCACTTGAACACAACCATTTTCAATTACTTCAATTTGGTCAACTGTTACAATTTTTTCTAACATAATATCTCTTTAAGTTTGAGTGCCAACAACTGTACCGTCAGTATCGCTTGTCGGCGCTGACCCCGATTTAATACGCAATTTACCGCTAGTGTCTACCCATAGCCAACTTTGTTGTGCCCCGCTGTTTTGCGCAAATATTAAAGAATTATTTTCCCAATTAAAAGTAGCCCCTGCGTTAAATTGATGTCCGTTTGCTGTCCCCTGTATAAATTGAGTTTGACCAGTCCACCCAACACGAAGGCCATCAGTTCTAAACATAGACGTTTGCTTGTAAAGACTGTTGCTATACGTGGTCAAGAAACAAGCAGCATTAGCGTTTTGGTATGAGCAAGTTGGCGATACTACAATCAAATCTAACGGATATGTAGTTGTATTAAAATCAACGTCAATATCTGGCCCAGTTGAACGCGCCGAAATAATTCTTGTTTGGTTAAAAGTTATGCTCCAATTTCCAAGAGAAGCATTCCTTCGACCAAAAACCAAACGTGCGTCTGCTAAACCACCGCAAGAAACGCCGCTTCCGCTAACCGCCAATCTCCCCGCAATGTCAAACCGAAAGAAATTAAATGTTGACCCCGCATCAGTCCCTACATTGTTTTCGTACAAATAACAGTCGTTAAACTGCAATCTAAAGTCCGTTCCTCCAGTTACGCTAATTGCAGGAAACTTAAATGAGTTTTCAAATTCACATGCGATAAATGTTGCTCCACATTCAGCAGCCGATCCATTTCCAACAATATGCTGGCTTATGGAAAGGTTTGATGCACAAGCAAAAAACGTAATTGAATCGTTGGTGTTATTGTTTAAGTAATAGCTAATATCGTTTTGTTTTAACGTCAAATTACCAAAATAAGACAAAAAACAACCGTATAAATCTAAGCCTTTAGAGAAACCTTCAATGCGGCAAAATTCAACATTAGCTTGCACGCTTGATCCGCCAGCAATATCGCCAAAAACACGAATACCAACACCAGTTCGTGAACCTCTAGCGCCAATTGTGTTTCGCTTAATATACAGATTTCCAACGTAAGGCTGATTGTTGGTGGCAATATTGATTGCGTTACCTGTGTGGTCTGAAAGAATAATCGAGGCGTATTGTTGAGCGCCCACTAACCGAATAACGTCATCTGTAATGTTAATTGCCGTTGTTGTCCGGTAAGTACCAGGGGGCAAATAGACAGTGCCACCACCGTCGGCTATAGCCGCAGTAATAGCTGCATTTATAGCTGCTGCGTCATCTGTTGTTCCATCGCCAAGAGCGCCGTAATCAAGTACGTTGAATGGCGCGCCATTTATCATCGAATAGGTTGCTTTTGTTAATGACATAATTAAACCTTGTAAGAACAAGAAAAAATAAACCCGCCGGATGCTGTTAATTGAGAAAACAATAATTCGCTAGTTCCAGTTGTTTGACTCCAAACGCGGATAGTAGAAACAATCCCTGCTGGGTTTAAGTATCCCGTTAAACTTTGGCCTGCAGTAATGCTTAACCCTTGGCCTTGCCCAAAACTAACCACTGCAAAATTATTTGTGGTAGAACTAGAAGTAAAAGGAAACCCGTTTAGCCTGACATTTTGTGCTGTAGAAAGAGTACCTAAAGATGACATAACAATTCGGCCTTGAACAAAAACAGTGTTTCCAATTTTTGTGTAAGTTCCAACTTGCACAGAATATGTCTGCCCTTCAGAAGCCGATCCCGAGTCATCGCTTACAAACGGCGTCCAAGTGCCTTCTTCGTAATCATTAAAAAGCTCACTCGTTCCGGTGCCAGCCGTAGCAGAAAAGTCGATGCCTTTGCCGGATGTGCCGATGATTACGTTGCCTGTTAAGGATAAGTTACCAGCTCCAGGGTCAGTTGTTGCCCCAAGATTAACACCGCCAGCAAAATAGTTTGCCGCTGTGCCACTCGCGTAAATGTTCCACTTGTTTGCGCCGCTGGAAACTAACGCTCTGATGCCATAGTTGTTGGTTCCTTGCGTTTGGTCATCAACATAAATGCCATATTGATTGGTAATTGTGCTGCCCAAACCTTTTGAAGCATTTACACATCGCAAACCAAAAACGTCAGCAACCGTAAAGGAAGCTGCTTCAGTAAATACTCTGGCGTAATAGCCATAACCGCCTGTAGTAGCGGCTGACGTAATTGTCGGCGTAGAAAAAACGCCGATTTGACCCAAACCAGTTAAAGTGCTTGACGTAATAGAAATGCCATAAGAAGCATTTGCTGCCCCACCAACACCTAAAGTTGTGCCATTAAAACTAAGATTTGCAGATTGACCAACCGCGCTAGTAGACGAAGCGTAAAAAACTTGATTGGCCGTAAAAGATGTTAAACCTGTGCCACCGGCAGAGGTTGGCACAACCTTCCAACCAATTACTTGAACAACATTCGCGTTATCCTTGTAGAACAATTTACCATCGGTAATATTGATGGCGAGCTCCGACCCCAACGTGCTGTTAGTTAGACTTCCAGCAGTAGGTACAGCCGCTGCTGTACTTGTGCTATAGATCTGAATTGGGGTGTAGCCTGTTTGTGGCATTTTTGGTATTTAAAATTAAATGGTGGTAAATGTACTCATGGCATGAATAATTACGTTTAACGTGGCCGCACTTACTGTAATTGGCGACCCAGTTGTGTTGGTAGCTAACACACTAAAATAGGCCGTGTTTCCCGTTGTTGCAGGGGTAACTGTCAATATAAGACCCGGATAATATTTATTGCTAATTGTTGCGGTGCCAACCTTAAACCCGACCATAATTCCAGAAACCAATTCATCACTTACTAATGCCGCAGTTGTATTCGCGTTGATGGTGGTTGAAGTAATTGTTTTTTGAAAACCAAAAATTGCTGAACATGTATTCCCGCTGCCAACCTGCAAAGTTGTCGTTAATACTCCGTAGGAAACGCCATTAATTACAGAATTAACAAAATATTTTGTATTGCCTGAAGGTAACGTATTGCCGGTTGCTGGCAAAGTAGTTCCAATAACGCGCAAAAAATGCAACGCATTTCCAGCATTAACAACGTCAGTAGTACTTCCAATCCTGCAATTTTCAATGGTGATAATTTGTTGCGTGTTATTAGCAAAAATGCCTTCTGTACCGTTTAAATAGCAATTTGAAAGTCGGTATGTTGACGATGCCGAACTGATTGCTGGAACAGTTGGGCCACCTTCAAAGTAGCAGTTAATAAACGCGCAGGGGTTTGCTTGGTTTATATAAACTTTAGCCGTTGCAGGTGTTGGGTCAAAAATTACGTTGGTAAAATTTACTTCTGAAATTCTAATAGCTGGGTCTAAGTAACAATCGTAACTAGTATTACCTAGAAAATAGCAGTCTTGCACATACAAACAATTAATATAGCCGTTGTCACCCCCGTTTGTTGGTGGCGTGGCATTTATACCAATCGTGCAAGTTCTAAATTGTGTTTGGTTGATTGTTAAATCAAACCAGCTATTAATATCAACGCCTTTGTTGAAATTGGAAAAAAAACATTTATTTAATTTTCCGTGACCACCAAAAGTGTACGTGCCGTTAGAAAATAAAACGCCCGTGCCGACCGCTGTGGTAGCACCAAAAATCATCACATCCCTAATTTCGGTGTTACTGTCTAACGTAAAAAATACGCGATTTGCTAAATCATTTCGGCATCTAATTTTTGATTTTTGATAGCCATCGCCATAAGTTAAAACTCCAACAGGAACCGCAATAGCCGCATCAAGATTGTATGTGCCAGTTGGGAAATAAACTGCGCCAGCACCACTAGCGTATGCGGCTTGAATTGCTGCGGTGTCATCGGCCACGCTATCGCCAACAGCGCCAAAATCCTTAACGCTAACTGTCTGAGCTAACTTATCTTCAACATTAGTTGTTACAGAGCCAACAAAAGGGGCGGTATAAGATATTTGTGACGCATCGCCAGCCCCGCTGCTATTTAACTGTGAAGTTGTAAACTTGACCGACGCACCAACGTGCAAGCCAGATACAAACGTCACCGTGTCGGTATCAGTTTCCACATACGCATACTGAGCGCCGGGGCCGTACTGGTTTACGCCATCGACAAACACCGACAAGCTATTAGTGCTAGGCTGGTATTGCATCGTGGTCAGGTTAAATACCGTCTGGCCTGCGGTGGCGGTCTGGATTTCTTGCTCATTACTAAACGCAACAAAATTGCTGTTAATGCCTGTAATGTTGTCGTAAGTGCCAATCAAAACATTGTTAGCATCTTCGACCACAAACTTGTAAACAATCCCATCGGTTAGCCAGATTTCGCCGCTTGGCACACGCCCTGCGCTATCCAGCACAATCGGGTTAGTGTGCAAAGTGCTACCTGCAGCGCTGGTGTAAGTTGCCGCTGGCGTAGTCGTACCGGCAGTATAGGTGTAGATCTTTCCACCTGACAGCGGGTTGCCATTGTTGTCAAATACTTGTCCTGCGACACCAAAAACAGGGGAAAGAAAGACTGCCATGTCGTAATCCTTAGTTAAAAAGTACCGCCGCCAATACCGCCTGTCACCGTCATTACGCCAGTACCTGGGTTAAATTTGAGTTTAGTGCTAGTCACCTTTGCAGGCAAGCTTCCTGAGCTTGCCGTAACCCAAACCGGCAAATAGTCGGCGTTAGTGGTGGTATCGTCAGTAATATTGATGTTTGTTGCTGTACCGATAACAATCGAAGATGCCGCAACATTTTTCCAGTACTGCAACGCTGAGTCGTATTGGATCAAATCACCGTTGTTAATCGTACCAAACTGCACGTTTGAGTCGGTGCCGCCCAGCACCGACCCTTGCACAATCCGAATGTGCATGGAACCTGAACCGCCCGACCCAGCGTTAATAACCTCACCCATGTAGGTCTTTTGGTTAGGCGCTAACGGCTTGTTTTTTGTCATGCTGCCAACATACGCTGGGTTGTAGTACAGCGGGTCGCCGTCAGCCCATGTCTCGCCAACGCTCGAGCCGGTTGTATCAAACCCTTTTATGTCGCCGCTAACTTGAATCAACCCAAAATCGTTAAGTGCAATTGATTCAGCAGCGATACCGACAATCTGATTGGGGTCAGTCAAACCAATTGGCGCAGGCGCTACCGTAGTGACGCCGGAGGATCCTACTGCGCCGGTGTGATAGCACACTTGACCCTTAGTAATAGTGGCCGACGCCTTGGCGTAAACGTATTCCGCTTCACCTACTTTAAGCAGCACGTTAGATGTCATTTGAACACCTAACGTCGTGCCGCCATCCCAAGCCAGCGTGCCTACTGTTGTAGGCACCGATTGCGGCGTGGTATTAAACGTCGTCCACGGCAGATTGTCTTGTTGAAGCGCGGCAAACGTGCCCAACGCTGGGATCGGCGTAGCGGCCAACCCTTCAACTTGCTTTTGCAGTTCAGCAATCTGCTCATTAGCCGACTCTTCCGTCGGCTGAATTTTGGTTGCCTCAACATCAATAACGATGTCAACCAAATCTTCTTGCTGCGGCGCAGGCGGCCCGAGCTGCAGATCCGTTAGCGACGCCGTGTTATTACCGGCGCCCGTCAGATTAAACAGATTAAGAAAAAACCGATACCACTCCCGCGCGATTAGCCCCGTCCGCTCATCAATCAGCGGAACACGCGGTGGCGTGATATTGGTTAGGTTGGGTGGGCTAGGCATTCGTGCCGCTCAGCTGCAGCTCAGCGCCCATGATGGCAATCTTGACCGGATCGGTGCCGGAGATCTCGTACACGCGGTCACGCAGCTTCAACGTCATGCCCAGTCGACGCCAGAACACGCGGCGGTAGTACTCGCCTATTCGCCCCATGCCTGACCAGTGCTCGTTTGACCAGGTATGCCCGCCATCATCCGACCAACGCAACATGACTTGCGGGTCGCTGCCTTGGCCTAAGTTCAAGCCAATACCCGACTCGCAATCTAGCTGCAGCGTATGGTGGGCGGTACGTTTTAGGTTATTCTGGCCAGTAGGTAGCGCGCGCCATGACCGCAACCATTTTTGAATGCTGCCATTATCGGCGTACACGTCCAGATCAAACGCATAAATGTTGCCGTTTTCAAAATCACCGACAATTACTTCGTTGTTAAACGCCATCTGGCAGTTGCTGCGGTGGCGGGTGAACGATCCGTTAGACCATCCAGCTCGCTCATGCCAGGCTTGCGTTGAGGCGTCGTAGACCCACGTCGTGTTGGCTTGAGGAAAGATCAGCACGTAAAAGCTGTGGCCATCTTGCTGGTAGGTGTAGCCAATCGCGTCAGACAGGTTGCCGTACTGTTGAATGTGCCATTCGACGGCGTGGGTTGAAATGCGCTGGCCGGTGTAGCCGTTAGCACGGTACACAATACCTCGACCTCGAGCATCCGCACCAAGCCAAAAAATGCTGTTGTCCATCTTGGCCACCGAGTAGGCAGCTGCACACCCGATTTCGTTAAACGCGCCTTGGATGCGCTGGAGGGGAAAGGCTGCGGTGCCCGCGTCGTACCAGACTTCCGTGCTGTTAGCGCCAAACACCCAAATTTCGCGGTGGTCGACAATCAGGCTGATCAAATCATCTGGCGCGCCTTCGGCGCTGGCAAAATCTAGCGGGTCTACCGAAGTACCGTCCAGCAATGCGGTAATCCACAACTTTTGGCTATTGGGCTCGTTAAATACGAAATAGCCGTCAATGTAGCCAACCGTTACCGCACCAGGAAAATCAGGGTCGGTAATCGGTGCAAATACGTTGGTGTTTGCGTTGTAGATATAACCGTTAGGGTTGGCCGCGATGAATAGCTGCGTGCCATTATCGGACATGGATACGGGCCCAGTGCCTGCAATGGCGCCAAGTAAGGTTGCAGCGTAAGACGTATCAAGCTTATACAGGCTATTGCCCGACACCACGTAGCCGTAGTTGCCGAACGACCATAGCCCACGAATTGGCCCAAACCCTACGGTTGCCAACAGACGCAAGCCTGGCGCGCGCTGCAAAAAGGCAGGTTCCTTGCCGCCTTCAGGCACAATTTCAGGAAACAGATTGACCATACGTGCGTCCGCAGCGTTGACACTGCGGGCAACATAGGTTGATCCAAGAATAGGCGTTTTCACGGCTTAGTAGTTACCCGCGTAGATGTTAAACCGCTGACGAGTTGCCACTAACGAATACGGCATGGACATAATGTCGTCAGGATTGTTGATCCGCTTCAGGTTGCGCTTGGATGTCATCGCAATGCGTATAACTTGCGGTGATGGCTCGACACCAAACTCAGGCGCAATCTCCATCGCCAAGTTGTAGACAAACGCGCGCAGATAGCCTGGCGGAAAAGTCAAATTAGTCGCCAAGTTAGCGGGGTTAGACAGCTCTTGCACCGATATAAAATGCCACTCCAAAACCCGAGTTGGTTTTGGGTAAATGGTCATGGTGATGTCAGGAAACGTATTGTTCACAAACATCACTTGCGGGTACGTGCTGGTTACGGTTTTGACCGCAATACCGTCGTACTGTTGCTGGTTGATCAGCTTGATGCCGTACGAGACGTTGGTTTGCGGATCGCGGAAGTACGTTGCGTCGTCAATCAAAACGGGACGATTACCGACAAAGTTGCCGGTTGGCCCTAGCGTACGTGTGATTTCGTTGGGAGGCCACAAAAACACTTGGTCTTGCGTAGAGAATACCGCCAGACGTTCCGTGTTCCACGAATCAATCATCTGATTCAACGCTGTCAAGCTATCTTGGGATACGGATGCTGACGGCGTCTCGCCTTCTGCCAGCACACCCAACAACCGCAACGCTCGGTTAATTTGATCGCCAGCAGTAGTGGCCATAGTTACCCCTTTATGCTGCCGCCGCTGCTGATGAACGCCCGCGACGGCGTTTGACTTCTAGTTCGTTAGACGGCGCTGCTTCAACAACCGTTTCTTGAGACACTGCCTCTTCAACTTCCTCTACCACGTTAGGATCATACCGCTCCCAACCATTTTGTTCATCATATTCGGCTTCCATTGCCATAACTGCGACTTTGGTGCCGTGAACAGGGTGTCGTAAGTAAATAGTCATAGGTTAAGTAGGGGCCGAAGCCCCTGTAAGTTACGCAACAGTAAAGTTCAGACGGTATACAGGGAACGTCACCGTATTGGCAAGAGTTCCTGTAGCCGCTGCACGGATACGAATGCGGTCACCTGCTGCTACAACCAAATTGGCGGCGGCGCCGTTCAAAGTTAGGTTTCGAGCAGCGTTAGCGGTTAAAGCAGTACCGCCTGTGGATTTGGTGGTATTAGCGTCGGTGGCAGCCAACATCGCTGCCGTGCCTGCACCAGTAGTTCCCAAATTGGTGATTGAAAAAGTGATGTAGTCGGTGTTACTAGCCGTTAGTGCATCTACACCGGAAAATACTGCCGAAGCCAAAGTACCTGCTGCGGGAGCAATAACAAAAACATCACTGTTTCCGGTAGTTGCAATGGTGGCACCTTGTTGCGAAGCAGTCAGGCCGCTAGGAATGTTAGATTGAACTTTGGTAGTTGAATCAATCGTCGCGCCCGTAATGGTAGTGCCAGAAGTCAGTTCGGGGTCGCTAAAAGCGACACCTACTGGTTTGGTGTTAGGCATGATCTATCCTTTGCAAGACGGGGGCCGAAGCCCCCTATTTAACTTTAGGCAGTGCGATACAGAGTCCAAGTTGTGTCGCTGGTTTTACGAGCAACAAACGAAGCCGAAGTTTCATTGTTGATAGTCAGCGAACCAACGATTGTCCAACCAGTACCTGTACCAGCAGCCATCGTGATGTCGCCGGTAGTGGTGCCGATGTTAATGATTGTCCAGTTAAAAGTGCTGCCAACCTTTGCACTTGACACCAGATCATTAACGCCAGTAGTAGCACCCGATGTCACTACGATAGGCATCGTGTAGGTGGTGCCGGTTGTGCCTGGGTTAGCAATCAAAATACCGCCAGTAACTTCGGCAGCGGTCAGAGTAACAGCAGAAGTGCCCGTCTCCGTCAGCGGAGCAGGCAGATAGCCCATAACTGGTTCGTTAAGGTTGCCATCACCGAGCTGGTAGCCACCAGCGCCATTAGGAAGAGCCATGATAAGTTCCTTTCAAATAGAGTCGTTAATGGGGGCCAAAGCCCCCACCAATGCTTAGCCCCAGATACGGCAAGCCATTTGCGGACGGATTGTGCTGTAGCCGTACAGAACGTCGATACGGCAAGGCAGACGGTCGTTGTTGATGTCGTACTGACGAACAATACGCATCGAAATACCGTTGTGGACTTGGCGGGAAGCCATGTCTACGCCTTGTGGCATCAGCAGATCGGCGGTTGCAAACGTGATCGCATCCTTGTGATAGACCAGGTTCTGAGCGTACTGACCGGTAGCGTTACCCAGCATGGTGACAGTAGCGCCGGCTGCAGGCAGCGCGGACACGGTAGCCAGAGCTTGCGAAGCCGAGAACAGCGCAGGCGAGATCGACAGAGTTGCGGTTGACGAACCGGTAGCCGCCGCAGTTACGGTGAACTGTTGCAGCGAACCAGTCGACTCACGGGTCTGTGGGTTAACAGCAAACACGTTAGCGATGGTAAACACGTCGCCGACGTTCCAAGTTTTAGCCGAGCCGGTGAAGCTAATTGGCAGGGTCGACTGGCCTTCGGTGGTGACGGTCGAGGTCACGGTGATGCCGGTGCCCCAGTCGCCGTTGGTGTGCTGCTTGATCGACTGCGACATGTTGACTTCGTCGAAGCCCAACACGCCCATGCCCATCATACCGTTCTTGAACTGGCGGCTGATGGTGTCGGTTGGGTTGAACAAACCTTTCATGCCTTCGACCAGACCAGCGTTAGCAGCTGGGTTAACGGTTGCGTAGCGTGGCGCCATCACAGCAGCGTTTTCGTTCAGCTTCTGCTGAGCTTGCAGCAGAACGAGCGAAGTCGATGGGGTGGTGCCAGGGGTGCCGACCGAGTTGAACACGTTTTTGTACGCGTTAGCAACGTCTGCATCGATGCTGGAGGCCAGCTGCGAAATACGAGGTTTCAATACACGCTCTGCGAAATCATCCAGCTGCATGGTGAGTTCAGCGGAGGTGAAGTTCACGCCGATGTGCTTCTGCGAAGCAACTGTCAGGGTGGTGAACTGTTCGTTGTCGTCCTGCACTTGCAGCGCAGCGCCGTCAGTAACCAGAGCGCGGTCTGGTAAACGGATACGCAGTGTAGAACCAATTTTTGCGCCTTCAACGGCGAAAGAATCGTCGTACTGACGATTGACGTTACGCGTGATCACCAGGTTGTTCTCGAGGATTTCGAGCGCCTTGCGGGTGATCATGTCGATAGTAAGAATCGAGTTTGCCATGATAGTCCTTAAAAAAATTAGCGGTTACGTTGAGCTTCCCACTTTTTCATCTGGCGCTGGCGCTCTGCCTCAATCCACTCCGACGTGCTCATATTCTTGATTGAGCGTGGGTCGGTGGTGTCATAAGACGGCGTACCAGAGCCTCTGCCCGATATGGGCGCGATGGGCGGTGGGGCGCTTGTCGTTTTCTTCAAAACCGGCTCAGAAGCAATTTTTGCTTCAATCTTGCCGATCTCTTTGGCCTGTAATATGGGCGAATTCAGTGCGGCAATACGCGCGGCTTCTTTCGGATTTGAGCCCAAGTAATATGCAATATCAGGGCCAATATCCGACGCTTGAATTGTCTCAGCCATCGCGTTAGAGATTGGCAGCTTCGGGTTATAGGCGACTTGTTCAAAGTCGTCATACTTACCTCGGGCTTCTTCTTCCCTGTCGTGATACGCCTCAAGCAAATCCATGCGTTGCCGTTCGAGTTCACGCTTGGCCAGTAGTTCTTCCGCTTTGCGTGCTGCTAGTGCTTCGGCATACGCATCAACGGAATCAAACTGCTCTGGCGGCGGTAACTCTGCAGGTGCCACAGGCGCTGTTTGCGCTTTGCGACTCTGCTCGCGTTCCCACTTCCTTTGCTCTCTTGCAAGCCTTTTGCCTACGATGGCATCCAATTCTTCTTGTGTGAAGGTCTTGGTCTGCTGCTCGGTCGGCTGTTCATTCTCCGGCGCTAGTGTTTCTTCAGCTACAGGCTCTGCCGTCGGTGCCTGTTCTGGCGCGGGTGAATCCGCTAACTGATTTTGAAGCTCTTCTGACATAACTGATTCCTGAAGAATCCCCGGTCAAATGGGCCGGTACAGTTGCTAAATTATGCACCTAAGAACTACGGTGTCAAGGTGAAAACTGAAAAGGCGCGTGCTTATTCGTAAGCGACGGTATATTCGATGGTATTTGCAATGTCGATATACAACCCATTGCTAAACCACAAACCAGCAGGAAAACTGACATGCTGCGTGCCTGCTGTCGGCGTCACCGTAGCGACAATCTTGGGATCGCTGGTGCTGGCCGTAGCGCTGTCATAGATTGCAAACGTGCCGCTAGAGGTGCTGGAGATATACACGCCGTAGAGCTTGCCGCCGCCAATCTTGATTTGCTTGTCAGCATTGCCTTGGTAGTAAATTGCCATGATGTGTCCTTATGCCAAAAACTTCAGTTTGTAGATCGTCGACAAGTACAGCCCGACAATCTCATCAATAATGTTTTGCAGCGGCGTATCTGTCTTATCGACGACCTTGTACCGCATCTCTTCGATTTCTTCAAGCTGGTCTTGCAAAAACTCCAAGATGTTGCCTGGCTTCTTGGTCGACTGCAGCGAGATGGCGCCAATTAGCCCGTGACGGCCTTGGTAGGCTTCCGCAAACTTGTCCGCCAGATCGACGATTTCGTCGTAAAACGTGTTCAAGGCTACATGTTTGGCATAGCTGCGGGTGTTCAGATGCACCGAATGAGCCACATCGCGGCCCAAAAACAGAATGCCTACGAAGTTTGCGCAATTCATAGTGGTTGTCCTTCAGGCGGTATTTCGCCCATTTCTGGCGGTATTTGTTGCATGTCAGGTGGCATCATGCCCATTTCTTCGCCCATTTGGGGCATTTCGCCCGGCAGCTCGAGGCCACCTTCGCTCATCGCCAAGTCGCCGGTGCTCATGATGTCGCGCAGGGTCTGCATGACGACATCCTGCACTTGATCGGGCGACATAGCGCCGCCGACAGCGGTGAGTCGCTGCGTCTCGGCTTGATAGGCCTTGATCTCGGCCTCGAAATTCTTGCGTTCCATGTCTTGCACTTCGACCGACTGATTGACGCTGCGTAGCATCTGATGCAGCTGATCCAGCTCTTGCGCCATCGCCTGCATTTGCTGCTTGGCCATCTGCATCTCGGGCGACTCGTCGCCGCCTTCCAGAATCTTCGGATCGATGATCTTGGCAAAGCGCGCTGCCATTTCCTGCGCGCCAGGCCAGTCCATGTTCTTGATAAACAAATCGCCTGCAACCTGCCAAAGCTGCGGGTTGGACTGCAGGATCATGCCCATCGCATCCAATGCTTCCTGACGCTTGGTAAGATACGACGGGCCGGTGGTCACCACGACGTCGTACTTACCGACGCCGGGGTTGTAGATCTTGTCGATGACGATGTCGTTCTGGTCGCGAATCTCGCGCACCGCTTCTTGCTGCATCGGGTCAAGCTTGACCATGTCGGTGTCGCCGTCGACACCAATAATGCGGGCGATGCGCTGGGTGTCGTAAATCTTCGGAATCAGGTCAACAATTTGACGGGTAACGTGCC